TGTTTAAAACCTTGGTTCTTATATCTTATTGTCATGATAAAAAATAATTAAAAGCGTCCTGTTCATTCTTAAGTTCTTGTTGATATGATGTATTTAACTTATCTTGCATAGTCCGTAAAGACTGAGTTACTTGTCTTTGGTTTTCCTCAGTATATTTTGGTGTTGGTTCTGGTATTACAATATCTACTCTAGCCATTATTAATACCCTGAATGTAATCCACCAATTCCAGAAGTGTGTCTTGCTTGTCTTGATGGTGCGGGTGTTGATTTTGGTGATGATGGAATATTACCACCACCTCTTGCTATATCTTGTGAAGTAGGCTGCATATTTAATATATTTACTGGTACAGTATTTACTGTACCTTGTGGATCATTTTGATTATTTTTTGCTATTGCTTTTTGTGCACGTTTATTCTGCAAATAATCTGATATACCTAATGATCTTCCTGTAAGTGCTGAAAATGCTGCTAAAGGAGCAAACAAAGATTGTCCTCCCATTCCAAGTATTCCTAGGATACCCGAAGCTTGCGCTGCATTTAATCCTAATTTTCCAGCTGCATAATCTATTGCTCTATTTTTAATTACATTACCTGCAATTTTTCTGAAATCAGGTAATGGTAATTTTCTTTCTTCCACAAGAGGAGCTATGCCCATGCTTGTGGGTTGTAATGGTTCATTAACCATTTGGTACTGTTGATCTCCTGGTACAATTAAATCTGGTTCCATTATCCTCTCATTCCATCTAGTTTAACATCTGCTCTAAAAGTTCCAAAACGCCAATTTTGATCTGTACTAGTATTAGCAATTTTTAGACTAGCAAATCTAGCCCTTGCTCTTGTATCAACCTTTTGTGTAGTTCCGGTGACCGTGAACGGTCCTAAAGGAGACGATGCTTCTGTATCACTCGGAAAATCTCTTAGCAAAATAGTTACCTGAGCATTACCTTGTATGGTTTTAAAATCAGGTACAAATCTACTCATACTCATAAAAAACTCTGCGTTAGTTCCATCAGGATTCAAACTAAAATCTCCTGATTCAATAAAGGCAGGGATGGCTGTTTTGTTACCTGCGGTGTCAACTTGATCAACACCTGTTTCGTGAGCATAATAAATTGTAGATCCATTTATATTTGTTACGCCTTGAACATCAGGAAAAGAACCGACTCCCGTACTAGTAAACTCAGTTGCATATGGAACAGAATATAAATTTGCATCTACCCAAGTAGTTCTTGCTAATGATCCAGTAACCCATGTATTGTCTTGATAATTAAAACATACGTATCTGTCATTAAAATCAGATCCAGCTTTTGGATAGTACCAACAAATTTCTTCATATAAATGATTTAGTCCTGCATAAACTGATTCACCATTTTGATAATTTACTCCAAGATTATCACCATTTTTTGTAGTGAATACAAAATCTTCAACAGCACAGGGTAAAGATTTGACAGTACCATCAAAAACAAAGAAGCCACCAGATTCACCCATCCAGTAAACTGCTCCATTAACATACTTCATAGCGTGCTGACCAATACAGCCACAGTTAGATCCAACTTGTCTTACAGAAAAAGTAAATGGAGGACCAACAAACTGCATAACATAAGCAGCATTGTCTGTTAAAATTAATGTATAGTCCTTACCTTTTACAGCTCCAACAATTTTAGTTCCAGAATCAAGTCTAAATGTTCCTGCAGTGTTTGTTGATGTAGGTGTGTAGTCACTTATATTTTCTTGATCTGAGAATCTGATAAAAAGTTTATCTTGTGTGCCTGTGTCCCCTATAGTTGTTTCAGTGCCCAACATAATTAGGTGTCGATCTCTATCAGAAACTAAAGACATTACTGATGCAGTTGGTGCATTAGAAATAGCTGTAGCTCTTGTGTTCAAAGCATTAGAATTTGAGTTAATTGGATTCCATTCAAAAGATTGTCCGTTTTTTATAGTTGCAATAAGTTTTTCTCCAAAATTATCTAATGACCAAGAAGCAGGATCTGTTGTTAAAGTTTGTGATAGTGATGCAATACCCCAACCTGTAAAAACTTCTACACCCGCACCACTTGAATGTGCCGATCTTGTTCCTGCTGCAGCTCTTGTAATTCCTGTAAGATCATTACTTGATATTCCAGTGTAAGAAATAAATTCTGCTCCAACTTTAATGGTGCCTGTGCTTGGAAACCCAGTGGTAGATGCAAGCGTGATAGAAGTTCCAGATCCTCCTGTTCCAGCAGTGTCATCTAGTAAAGCTCCGTTCAATGTACTAAATACTTGTTGGCCACCACCCCATAATCCTGTACCCCATCCAAATCCATATGTAAAACCTAAAGCACCTGGTTTAATATATGGTGTAACTGTTGCTGATCCAGATCCGTTGACCGTTGTTCCTGCTGCGCTAGCCATTGTAATTGTAAATGAATCACTGTCTGGGACAGTCACAACTTGAAAAGGTTTCGTAGTAAAATCTGCTCCAACATATCCAGCTCCAGTACAGAGCTGAATAAAAATATATCTCCAGGCTCTAGAGCGTGAGCTGCTTTATTTACGGTTACTGTAGCTGAAGTGTTTACGGTATCAAACGTGCAACTAGTTAATGCCGTTCCCAAAGGAGTGATATCAAAAAAAGCTCCTTCATAGTAAATGGCTAAAATTTTATTAGTGCCAATAGCAGCGTATCGTCTACCATCTAAATCAGCCCATACAAACTGTTCTCTTGCAGCACCTATCAAAGTCGATTCAAGTATTTGTTCCCAACCACCAATCTTTTCAGGCAAACCATATCTAAATCTTACAAAATCTCCATCAGTCCATTTACCTTCAGCACCCGTTTGAGTGACTTGTTTGTTGAATCCAGGAGCAATTTCTACTTTTGTTAAAGGCATGCAATATTATAACATTTTATATAGAAGTCTGAAAGTGCCAACAATTACAAATAATGAACAATTAATGTAGTTTTTTTTTCAATTTTAACAGGATTATGATGTGTAAAATTTACAGGAGTTTCTAAAAACAACGCTCTATTTTCTTCACATGGTATTTTTTTTAGTCCTGGAATTTGCAAAAACCCATCACTTGAATCTAAGACAAGTATAAAAGTTTTATATATTTTATTCTTAATAAATTCAGATTCTATTTTATGATCTTTAGAAAATTGTTCGTTACCTTGAAGTAATATATAAGACTCTAAAACAGTATCAATCTGAAGGTTGTGAAATAGATAGCTACAAGTATCTGATAAAAACGGACTTAAACTTTTTCCTTGTTCATTTATTAAGTTATGTCGTAAAATAAAAGGCTTTGTATTTGTTATATGCCAAAAGAAATTTTTAGAAAAAACAATGTTTTGGATCTTAACAAATTCGATATTATTTACAAAATTATTTTGTATCTTTACCACCAGATATCGTGCCCCTTATAACTGTGTCTTCTTCAGTTACTTCATTTTTTACATCATCTTTAAATTTTAAATTCCAGTCTATAACCATTTTCATAAGCACATTTCCAAAATGCCTAAATGTTTTTGCTGGAAAATGTAATTTTTTATTTTTATATATTATATTTTTTTCTTCTTCTGAAAAAATAATATCACATGCACCATCTTCGTATTGTTTAAATTTCATGTGGAAACTCCTAACATAGGTCTTTTATCTTTATGATATTCTTTATTTGGTCCATCTGCATCAACGTAATGCAAAAAAACTTGATGTTGGTAATCTCCTCCAAATTCATCTCTCCAATGTTCTATTTCACAACCTAAATATAAAGCTGCATCTCCAGGTTCAAGATCTAAAGAATTACCTTCCATATAAATTGGCCAAGGTGTTCCATCGCCATCTATATTTACTGTTACACTTATTTCACAGGATGGTCTGTCAGTATGTTTTTCTAAAGTTGCATACTTAGTGTAAGTTCTCCAAAATGTATAAGTCTCTAATAGATTCTTACCACATTCTTTTTGAACCAAATTTTTTTTACATAACATCAAAGATTCCATAATCGGATCTGCATAGAACATTGTATCTGCATTGTGACTTTGATCGAAATCAAAATTTGTTAAATTTAATCTGTGTTTAATTTCACAATGATGTTTTAACAAATCAATTTCATTTTTTTGTAAAAAATTTTTAACTACTTTATATTTGAAATCTTTACCTATATAGCCCACGATACTACCGATAACCTCTCCCCACTTTTTACAGGACTTACACCATGTGGATATAAAAAATTACTTGGCCATATAACTAAAGTATTTTTTTTCTTCTCAATACTAAGTTGTTCTGGTCCATTAGGTTTTTTAAAAATTAAATTGCCCCCTTCATAATCATCATTAACAAAAAATATTAAACTTATTGTTCTTGGAATTGTTTCACCATGATCTACATGAAAATCATAGTGTCCTCCTACACCATATTTTAAAACTTGAATTTCATTTATTCTAAATGGAAACCCTTCAATAAATGATTTTCTATATTCATTAATATAATTATTAAATTGATAAACAAAGAAGTTACACCAATGGACAGCAGTAAGACTTTTTTCTGTTGAATTATTAAGATACCAAGTTTTTGTATCTCTAACTTTTATATCTTTTTGGCTTTGATTATTTCTTACAATCTCAGCATCACTAAAACTTTTACTTTCTTTACAAACTTTAGTAAAATTTTCTAATGTTTTAGGTTTTAAAACATTATCAAATACTCTAATAAATGTGTACAAATTTTCTTGCATTACTTCCAACTTTTTTTATTCCAAAATTTATTTTTATATGTTTGAAACACAGACATTAAATAGGATGCCTTATTAGAATTGTATTCAACTTTATTTGTTTTTTCAACTTTATATTTCCAAGTGTCTCTTTTAAAAGGAATTACTTGTACGTAAGGTGTACCCTTTTGAATTACACTTTTTAGCACAGGATATTTATCACCGTTGATAATAATTGGAAAATTTATTTCGTGTGTAAATGAATCAGTATCAACTATAGCTGGTATAATTGAAAAACGATCATCTTGATTATTCATAGGTGGAATGAATAAACATGAATAACCTGGAGGTGTTTTTATAGTCCAAGGGTTTAATATTTTTTGAAAAGGTAAATTTTTGTTTTTTTGAACAAATGGACATTTTTCTCCTAACTGTTTAATAGGATGTATTTCTGGAATATTTGGAATATTTAAATTAACTTTATTTTTATATGGATTGAATAAAGTATTAAGCTCTGTGCCTCTTGTATCGTCTACAAATATATTATGTTGTATTTGTAAATCTGTTGGTATTTTCAATATATAACCAGTTGTCAAACTATCTAAAAAAGGCATACAACCTTTTACAGTCTTATTTTCAAAAGTATGTTCTAATTTTTTAAACCACTCAGGAATATTTAATTTACAAGGTATTGGATAAAGTTCTTTGTTTTTAAGATATTCTTCGTCTGTGCTAAATTTAATTATCTTATCAATCACAAAACCTTAGATAAAGTATTTTAGGGTGTCTGTAAAGGATGAATCCAAGTTATAGAATTATTCTCACAATATTTTTCCCAACATTCATCTGTCAATGGATATGTAAGACTATCTGCATCAAAGTTATTTAAAGTATTAAGATAGTTTTGGTATGCAGAAATATTTGTGTGGTCTGGATAACTTTTTATAGTTTCTTTTAAAGCAACTTTATGTAATTCTATTTGATCTTTTAAATCAGTTGCATTTGCAACTCCATACCCTTCTGCCCAATCTCTATCAGCAACAGTAACGGTATCTCCACTTAGAGTTACATCTCCACCATCTAATCTTTTTTTATTAAAAAGATCATCGGAAACTTCTTTAACTGTATATTTTGTTTCGTCTAAATTTAAATAACCCTTTTCTGTTTCATTAAGAGCAATTTTGTATAAATCGTTTTCGTTATTAAAAATAAAATATGCCATAATTATAATCCGTTATAATGCGTTATCTAATAATACTAAACCACCAGGTGTTCCACTTGCTCCAGACTGAGAAGCAGGTCCCCCATGGTTTGGTCCCCCTCCTCTTCCAGAAAGTCCTCTTGCGTCTGAAAATAAAATTTCTCTATCAACAGCGTTAATTGATACTCCTGGAGCACTTCCAGCATTTCCTGGAGATCCATTACTATTTCCGTTTACTCCAGCTCCTCCGTTACCTCCGTTAGCGGTTACAAGTGATCCAACAGTAGTTGCTCCACCAGCGTTACCAGCAGATCCACGTGGGCCTCCTGGTCCGCCACCACCACCGCCTCCTACTGAGACCGCATGGTTAGTTCCTCCAGTAACATCTCCACCTCGATATCCTAATAATTGTCCACCATAGATATTGCAATATTTGTTTGACCCACCATCTTGATACCCTTTGGCAAAACCATAAATACCCCATATGGTTGCGTTATTTGCCTGATCACTTTGATTCATCTCCGTTTGAAAGTATCC